AAAATTGTCTTAATTCTTTCGCTTTCATAAATGTTGATATATAGCTCAGGAAACTATATATTGCAAGTATGACAAAACCAGGACCAAAGCCAATGGCAAAAGAGCCCTACCATCCAATACAAGATGTAACTGAGATGCAACGTAGATTCTGTGATTATCTAGCATATCACCAGGGCAGGACTACACATACTAAAGCAGCTATAGAGGCAGGATACAGTGAAAATTCTGCAGCTGTAGAGGGATGTAGGTTGATGAAAAATCCTAGAGTTCAAAGATATTATAGATATAAATGCAATGAAGTTAATAGAGGTCTCGCTGTCAATAGAACCAATTATATACAAAGATTAATACAGCTATCTAATAAAGCTGAGAACAAACAAATAAGAGATAATTGTGCGCCACTGGAAGGATTGATAGGTAAAGCTGCAGGTCTATTAACCACTGTGATTCAACACGTCGGTGAGTCGGATCTTAATGAGTTGAGAGAAGAAGAACGTAGACTCAAAAAAATAAATGAAGAAGGTCTCGAGACTCAAAAATTATTAAACTCTAAAGACTAACTTTCTCCATCTTAATTATACACCCAATTGGAAATACATTACGGTCTGAGAATAATTCATCGCCCTCTTCGTAGGATGCGAATGTCCAAACATATTTTTTATTTTTATCAAATAGATATGCATGAGTTATCATCGTAGATGGTATCAAACCATACGAGTCATGATGCGTTGCATGCCCGGAGTCACCAGTCGGATCAATCCAGGTGATCTCATAGAAATAATATCTTTTCTTTTTGATTACAACAGATTTGTATTTAGATTTCTTAGGACGTCTCATGGAATCTGTATACCCCTAATTCTATAATTTATAAAATAAAAATAAAAAACACGCGCGCGACCCCTTATTTCGTTGGTATTACTAGCTTTTTTAACAATTGTACCAATTGTACCTCGTTGTACCAAGCACCTTTGGTACAAAAATGAACGAATAAGCATTGGTATTACTATCTTTTTTAAATTGTACCAATTGTACCAGGGTTTAAAAAAAAATAAAAAAAATTTTTTATTTTTTATACAAAAAAGTGTATACAATTGCATGATTAGTCGATTATTCCACAATTTACTGTACTTTTTAGTCATTTTTTGTACCTTGGCCCTCTTTTGCTTTTGGTACATTGGCATAATATTGGTCTATTTTTTTCAAGAATGTATGCATGTGACCCTGAAATTCTTTGTCAGATACTTCAAACTTCTGAAAGAAGCCATCTTTAGAACACATTAGAATGATTCCAGACTGTATCTTCGTGTCATACACTTGGTTGTGAGCCATAGCATAAGCTGCCAGCTGCACAAAATAATCCTCAATCCACTCTCTCTGTTTCGGCTTGTTTGTTTGCTTGAAGTCTATTATACTTTCGCGCCCTTTATAAACTCCCACTACATCTGTTTGACCTGCATACAACCCCGGATAGTATAATGTTACTTCACTGCCCCAGACCTCTTCCAGGTCCCCGAGCCCCGATTCGACAACAATGTTGGCCATTCTTCCTGCTTCCTGGCCAATGGCTGTAAGGTCCAAATGTGGCGTATTATTTATATATCCTTCAAGATAGGTATGCATTACTGTCCCTCTCATAGCGGATATATCCCTAATTCTATCGGCATTTTGTTTACCCATTCTTGCCTGCCAATCAGCTAAACTCTTTTTCTTTTCTTCTGACTGAGTCTGTGATAGTATCGTTGTTACAGATGGTAGCTTATCGGTACCTATTTCGTAGTGCCTTCGACCCATGACTAAGGATCTTGTAGACGTTGGGTAAGAGAACTTTCTGTTCCATTTTATTTTTTCTTGTTTTTTAATAACCATATAGCCTCTTCAATTTTATTTAATCCGTGTGGCACAGCTGCAGACTCTATACGATGGCATGCACCTTCTCGACCAAGTATAACTTGTTTAGAAGTAGTATCACTGCCACCTTTGTTGGTTATCATGTCTCCACCGTATCTCTGTATTAATTTATTTTTATTCAACACTCATCCATAATTTATAAGCTTCTAAGTCAACAACATTACCATTCATAATCCTACTGTCTCCGTAGTGATCTATGATTTTTTGTATATCATTTATCTTCACATGTGTGTATGGCCAAAGTAATCGTGCTACAAAATAAGCATCTCTAAACTGACATCTCCAACGCCATTGTTTCTTCCAACCAACAGTATATGGTGTCTTGTATCTTTTCTCTCCGACAGTTCCAACACCTAATACTTCATGCACCCAACGTAAAACAGACTCATCCGTCATGGCCATCTCCATTCTAATAGACCATGTCGGATATGCCCTTTTATTGTGAGGTCTTTTACGCATGTATTGTTTGTAGGTAATACATCCCTCACCATCGAAAAGCCCTGCAATGTAAGCTATATCTGCTTCTGTTTTCACAGGACTTGTCCCTTGTTCCGCAACATCCTAAGTTTATTGTTTTCTTCTAGTAATTTTTCGTATTCTTTCTCAACAGATTTAGTTTCATTTACAGAATCACGTAACTTCTTTTTAAGAAATTCATTTTGATTCTGTAAATACTCTATCATCACTTCTAAATCAGCAGGTCCCCTAGTGTCTAGTTTCATCTACCTCTACCTCCCCTTGTGAGTTACAAAAATCACAATCTGCCCATTGTTCTTCTCGGGCTATTTCGTAAGGCACTCTTATAAATCCGTTGCCTTTACAAACTTCGCAAATTTTTTTAGTCTTTTTTTCTGAGTCGGCCATTTAATTTGCTCGCTTTCTCATTTACTAAAACAGTTATTGTCTGCGATCTACTTAACACCATATTTGGTACCATTTTCTTACGAAGCAAGTCCAACGTGTCATACGTCTTATGCGATAAAGAGACGTTTTTATATTTGCTAATGTCAGTCATAATCAATATACTCCTTTCTTGGATTAATCATATGGGATTTATCTCATAATATACAATAGGTGTCAATGAAATTTATTTTAAGTATATTAATATGCTCTAGTGTAGCAGGTCAATGTGTGAATCCATATCAGTGGCCTGGAACATTTGAATCACAGTACGACTGTTTGATGTTTGGGTATAAAGAATCTATCGTTAAGATGGAAGAACTTGGTAAAACAGATGTCAATAAGTACGGTATGTATATAAAATTTTATTGCACTCCAGATAATAGTATTTAAGTTATCAAATTCATTTACAGATACAACCATAAAGATATCCACTACCATCTTTCATGACATGAACATTATGTGGTGGTTCCCAGTATGTCGTAAGGTGCAATCTCAAAATATCACAGAGATCGAAACAATCAATTTCTGACATAATTTCAACACCTTCCATCATTTCTTTTGTTACGGCAACAAGACTATACAAACCATCATTAAGTAATATTAAATCCATTACTTTAGCTCTGATAGTTGTCCACCTATTTTTGTACCCCACAACAAACTTTTTTTAAGTCCTGGTGCTTTGATCTCAACATCAACACCATAAGGTTTCCAGGCTTTCTTCATCAAATTTAACTCTAATAAAAAATTAACCCATTGTTTTTGAGTTATGTTTTTTGGTTTAATCGTTATTATTTTTTCTTTCATTTAGATCCCTTTAAACTTGCAGGTGACATACCAAACATAAAAAAACCATCTTTATCTTGATACATTTTTTTAAACCCTAACTTTTTTAATTTTTTAGGTAGTTTAACTTTTTTGTTTTTATTTATTTTTTCTTTCACGCTACAAACCTTTCTGGTATTTTAGTAAGGACCAAACCACCTACTCCAATATAACCCTTAAATCTACCTTTAGAAATAGTTGGAAACTTATTTTCAAAACCACTTGCTTTTACAGGAGAAAACAACATTTTAATTCTTTTTCTCCTTCTACAATCTTTTAACATTTCTTCACGTATCCACCTATGGACATAGCCTTTTGGTGCAAGTGGAGCATCTAATCCAAATCTCCCATATGTTTTTTTAGTCTTAGTTTTTTTCTTTTTTATTGTAATGACATAATTAAATAAATTAAATTTCATATGTCCTCCTTTCTTTCATAACAACAATATAGGATATTTTGGGAGATTGTCAACGACCTTGACGATTATATTTTTTTGTGTGTCTTTTTACTGATTTATTTGGTTTTTTTGAGTGCCTACCTGGACGTTTACGAGGCTTTGGTCTTTCTACAAATGCTTTAAATTTCCTCGCCATCAAAATACTCTACTAAATTTTTTATATTTGGTAAAGCAGGTATATAACATATTTTACCATTTATGTGCTGTTCTAAATCACTACCACAAGTTATGCATCTATAAAAATTTCTAGTTACACCAACTAACATTGTGTACTCTGCACACTCTGGACAGACTCCATTTACTATCTCTGTATGTAGTTTGTAAAATTTTTTTGTGGTCATGATTATTGTAAAATAATCTTTTTGATATGCTTTTCACCTAAATACAACTCTGTTTCTGCCTTACCTCTCCAACATTTGTAAGACACGGACTCACTATACTGTCTCTCTGCATGACGTTTTCCACGAAGGCACGCAGCCATGGATTCTTGAATACGGTGCTCCTTGATCTCTCCGTTTACAAACATAAGTAGGGCTATTACAGACTCAATCATAATATCTTACCTTTGTTCTCACCTTCTTTAACAACATACTTTTGTGTACCATGTTTGCCGGTTTCAACTTCTTTTTTTAATTCTTTTGCTAGTTTTTTTTGTTTAGCTGTTCTGTTTATCTCAGCTATGTAATCTAAAATTTTTTTAGTGATTCGTCCCGTTGCCATTGTATTTCATTTCTCTATTTGCATCTTTTAATTTTTCAATATCGATCAAAACCTTGTCCATTTGTTTACGTAAAAATTCTATGTTTACTTTGTTCAATGCCATAGATTCTATATGTTTATTTAATTTATCCGTAGTCTTATAAAGATCCTCGATCATCATGAATTGTTCAGAATCTGCGGGTAGTGATCCTAGTTGTCCACGTGGCCATTTGATTCTAAACTCTGTATTCTCTTCAAGATCTTTTTCCATAATCTGTATACGAGTGTCCGCAACATTAAGACGTTCTATAATTTGAAAGTAACCCATCGTTCCAAGTGCCACAATAATAATCAATGAGGCAACCGTCTTCATAGGCATTTGAACGGCTGCCTCTTCAGATATGTTTAACGGTTTTTTAGACATAAATTATTTTTTAAATAGCCACTGTACAAATTTTTTCCAGGGCCAACAGATTATGTCCCAAACCTTGCAACAAATTCTTTTACATTTATCCATCATGTTTCTTCTCCTCAATTTCGTAGAAAAATTTATCAGTATCTTCTGTTCTCCAGGCTCTACTATCTTCTACGTTCCATTCGTTTGTTTGCACTTTCCAGTCAGGTATACTGTCCTTCACAGTAAATGAAGGTATGTCCCATATACAACGATTGTTTGGTTGTGCTGCATAGTTCCCATCGTCGAGAGCTATGATATGTGCGCACTTGTGTTCGTGCGGTATCTCCGAGTGATCGGTGTCAAGTATGTTACTGTCTGGATGTGCAAAGTCAATAGTAAATAAATATTTACCTGGATGCCATTTTTTATCTTTACCTATATATTTTCCTGCTTGTCCGTCTAGAATATCATAACTAGTAACAGCAGGATAATAGCTAAAAGAATTCCATAGCTGAAGTTCATCAAGTCTACGTTTAGGAACATCTTCCGGTCTAAAACCTCTCTGTATGAAGGCAGATAACGGGAGACGATAAAAGATAGCGCCATTCTCCATAATCGCATGCCATAAAATAGCACGACCTGACATACAGCAAAGACCAAACACAATGCAGTCTTCAACTTCTCCATGATGTTTTTGTAGGTCATATAAATACTCTCTCCTTATTTGGGCATAAGTAACTGGTATGTTTGCATTCAAGTAAGCCATAGTTATCCATTTATCTCACCCCAATTATTTCCAACCTCATAGTCAACTTTATTGGGTACTTCCAGTGTAACAGCCTGCTCCATAATCTCAATAACTTTTTTAGCTTGTGCGTCATCCTCGATTGATAGATCTAGCTCATCGTGTATCTGTATATGTGGTATGATACCTTCTTTGTATAATTCTAACATAGCTTTCTTAGTCATGTCAGCAGCTGATCCTTGTATTAATTTATTCAAAGCTTTGTATGTGTATGCTCTCCTGATCCCCGGTCCATGCTCCCTGAGTGCCTCTTCGTGTGGCAATGCTTTGTGCATACCAAACTGATTCGGTTCCCATAGATGAAACCTGCATAGTCTACCCAGCAGGGTACGTATCTGTCCACGATCCTGTGCTCTGTTAGATGCTTTTTCCATCAATTGTTTTACGAAGGGTACCTTCGCATGATACTGATTAAATAGATCTGCAGCCTTGTCTTTTGTTACACCAAGCTCTGCCTGTAGTTTAGCTTTACCCAT